ACAATATAGTTGGAGAAAATGATAGTACATCTGTTGGTGAAAGTATACTTCTTGAAAATCCTGCTGATAGTGGTGACTCAGGATACCTAATACAAGAGGACTATATAGTTGGAGACTTTAGTACAGACAAAACATCACAGAATGAACTATTTGAGGTTCAAAGTAGATCGGTTTTAGATTTTACTGAATCTAATCCATTTGGTGATGTGGGGAGTGAAACATAATGGACTCTAAATTTATAATTACTTTAGCTGTAGGACTTGCATTACAAGCCGCTGCTGCTGTTTGGTGGTTAGCAACATTAAGTGCAACTGTACAACATAACGATTTTCAAATTCAAATGATCGCAAAAGATGTAAATAAAAACTCAGATTTTGTTGAGTTGTGGCCAGCAGGCAAGTGGGGCTCAGGTTCTTTACCATCTGATGTTCGCCAAGATTTAAAGATCGGTCAGCTTGAAATGATGGTTCAAAAGTTAAATGATAAAATTTATAATGGCGATTTCATAGGTAGGAATTAAGGAGAAATATCATGCTAGGACAACAGTTCTATCACGAAACAATTAGAAAAGTCATCGTTTCTTTTGGAACAATGTTTAATGATATTCAATTGGTTCGTAAAGATAACTCTGGTGTTATAACACAATCTATGAAAGTTCCTCTTGCATATGGCCCAAGAGAAAAGTTTTTAGTAAGATTGCGTGAAGATGCAGATTTAACAAAACAAGTTGCGATTACTTTACCACGAATTGGATTTGAGATTAAAAATCTTTCTTATGATTCTGGACGGAAATTAAATCGTGTTCAACAATTCAAAAAGGTTAAAGGTTCAGAAACAAAACAATTAGATGCACAATACATGCCTGTTCCTTATAATCTTGAATTAGAACTATATGTCATGGCAAAACAGTCTGATGATGCATTGCAGATTGTAGAACAAATACTTCCATACTTTCAACCAGACTATACATTAACTATTAATGATATGGCAGACATGGGAATTAAAAGAGATGTTCCTATTGTTTTAAATAGTATAGGATATGAAGATAGTTATGAAGGTGATTTTACTTCTCGTAGAGCATTAATATATACACTTTCTTTTACTGCTAAATTTTATCTGTACGGCCCTGTTACTTCCAGTAAGGTTATCAAAACAGTTCAAGTCGATCAATATACAGACTTGGAAGAAAACGCACCAAAACGCGAACAAAGATATACCGTTACACCAAATCCAAGTACAGCTGATGCAGATGATGATTTTGGATTTAATGAAACTACATCATTCTTTGAGGACGCACAAAATTTTGATCCAGAAACAGGTGATGATAAATAATGACTAAAGAAAATATGCTAAGTATTGATAAAGCACTTGGTATTGTAGAAAAAGTTAATCCAAAGATTATAAATTCAACTTCTNCTGAAAACTTACCAGTGGTTTCTATATCTGATGAAGAAGATATAGAAAATGATTACAACTATCAAAGACAAAACTTTTACAAACTAGTCGATCAAGGTTCTAATGCTATTGAGGGTATACTGGAACTTGCAAAAGAAGGTGAACATCCAAGAGCGTATGAGGTGGCTGGAAATCTTATTAAACAAGTTGCAGAAGTAACCGAAAAACTTGGTGATTTACAAGAAAAAATGCGTAAATTAAAAGAAAGTGCCAAATAATGCACCAAAAAATGTAACAAATGCTTTATTTGTGGGTTCAACAAAAGAACTACAAAATATGTTAAAGGATAAAACTGACACATAGGAATATATTATGACAATCGAAAGACAACACTTGTGGCCTACCACAATTTATACTTTCAAACTTGACACTCTTTCTTCAAATACAAATGAAAAACTTTNACAACATATTTTAGAAAAAGAAAAACAGGGTTTAGGTTTTAAATTTAATCCAATACANGGTANTGGATGGCAAAGTAACAAAGACTTATTTGAAACAGATACAGAGTTTTCTGAACTACAAAAAAGTTTAATTGTAAAAGTAAATGATATTTTAAGTACTGTATATAGAGATGATGCAGAGATACGTTTATTAAATAGTTGGGCAAACATCAGTAGAAAAGGTGAATGTACAATGCCTCATATACATGAGGAGGCTAGTTGGTCATGTGTCTATTATGTCACACATACAGGAAATGCAAATATTTATTTTAAAGACCCAAGACTTCAAGAGTATATGGATTCATCACATCATTTTTTAAAACAACCATATACCAATACGATTAGTAAACGTCCTTTTGAATCTGGTGAGGTTATATTGTTTCCAAGTTGGTTAGAACATGGCGTTGCAATGAGTGTAGAGGACACCATAAGAATAAGTATAGCGTGTAACTTTTTAATACAAGGTTAAATATGGAAAATTATCTAGGCAATCCAAATCTCAAGAAAGCTAATGTCACTCAAGAGTGGACAAAGCAAGAGGTTGAGGAATACGCTAAATGTATGAAAGACCCTTTATACTTTATACAGGAATACATTAAGATTGTTTCTCTTGATGAAGGTTTAGTTCCTTTTAAGTTATATGATTTTCAAAAAGAAATGGTAGGAACTTTTCATAATAATCGTTTCACTATCTGTAAACTTCCGAGACAATCAGGTAAATCAACTACCATTATTGCATATCTACTTCATTACGTTTTATTTAATCCTTCTGTAAACGTAGCAATTCTTGCAAACAAGGCTGCAACAGCAAGAGACTTATTAGGAAGATTGCAACTTGCATACGAACATTTGCCTGGCTGGTTGCAACAGGGCGTTATGTCTTGGAATAAAGGTAGTCTAGAATTAGAAAATGGTTCTAAAATTCTTGCATCTTCTACATCAGCATCTGCTGTTCGTGGTGGTTCGTACAATATTATATTTCTGGATGAGTTTGCATATGTACCGTCTAATGTTGCAGAACAATTCTTTAGTTCTGTATATCCTACAATATCATCTGGTAAAACAACAAAAGTTATGATTGTATCCACACCACATGGTATGAATATGTTTTACAAGTTATGGTCTGATGCAGAAAATGAAAGAAAACTCTTATATACCAATTGANGTACATTGGAGCGAAGTGCCAGGCCGAGATGATGCATGGAAAGCAGAAACAATAAAAAATACTTCTGAATCACAATTTAATACAGAGTTTGAGTGCGAGTTTCTTGGTTCTATTGATACATTNATTTCACCTACAAAATTAAGAGTACTTGCATATAAAANTCCAATACAGTCAAATGCTGGATTAGAATTGTATGATAAACCAAAAGAAGGACATACGTATGTTCTTACAGCTGATGTTTCGCGTGGAACATCAAATGATTATTCTGCATTTCTAGTATTTGATGTAACGGAAATGCCTTATCGTATTGTTGCAAAATTCAGAGATAATGAAATTAAACCTATGTTATTTCCAGCAAAGATATATGATGTTGCGCGAGCATATAATCAAGCATTTGTACTTATTGAGGTAAATGATATAGGAGAACAAGTTGCAACGGCTATGCAGTTTGATATGGAGTATGACAACCTAATTATGGCTTCTATGCGTGGGCGAGCGGGACAAGTCCTTGGAGGGGGGTTCTCAGGAGGCAGAGCGCAATTGGGAGTAAGAACAACAAAAGCGGTGAAAAGAATAGGTTGTTCTAACTTAAAACAACTGATTGAGGATGACAAGTTGATTGTAGAAGATTTAGAGATTATTAGTGAATTATCTACATTTATCGTCAAAGGAAGTTCTTTTGAAGCAGATGATGGTTGTACAGATGATTTAGTTGCATGTATGTTTATATTTGCATGGGCAACAGATCAAACATATTTTAAAGAGTTGACAGATATGGATATTCGTAGTACAATGATGCGAGAACAACAGGACGCATTAGAACAAGATATGGCGCCATTTGGTTTTGTTGTTAATGGATTAGAGGATGAAAATATCGGTGAAATGGTTGATGAATATGGAACAAAATGGGCTCCAATTGTAAGAAATTATGAATCAGATTGGTAATTACTACTAATTTGTAGAAAGGAATCAAATGCCGTACGTAGTAACTGAAGCTTGTATCAAATGCAAGTATACTGATTGCGTAGAAGTTTGTCCTGTAGATTGTTTCTATGAGGGAGAAAATATGTTGGTAATACATCCCGACGAATGTATTGATTGTGGAGTTTGTGAACCCGAATGTCCAGCAGAAGCAATTCTTCCAGATGTAGAGGCTGAAGGTGAAAAATGGTTGGAACTGAATAAAGAATATTCAGAAAAATGGCCTAATGTTACAGTTAAATCTGATCCATTACCTGAGGCTGATGAGTTTAAAGGTGAAGAAGGTAAGTTTGAAAAATATTTTAGTAGTAATGCTGGTCAAGATTAATTAAATAAACTCTATGAGATCATGATCATATTTTGTCCAACAATTTGAACACAATATTAGTGAATTATTGATAAGTTCAATTATTTCTTTTCTACTTTTGTTATTAATTCCAACTCTTTTTGTTATTTTTCGTATTTCTGCATCATAAGGATGAAACTTTAGACACATTGTTTCACTTTCACCACAATGCTTGCAAGATTTATCTGATAAAAATTCATTTAACACGACAATTCTTTTACGATAATTGCGTTGAGATACTTTTTTAATTGTGTCTTTATACTTTTCATAATGAGCATTTGTCATACTTTTATTTATATGCAGTTACACATATAAAAACAGTTATTGCAAANTGNTTTTTTATAAATATTAATGAAATAACAAAATACACTCTATTTACAAAGGAGTAAAGATATGGCATTTTTAGTTTCGCCTGGCGTACATGTCAGAGAGATTGACCTTACAAATGTTGTTCCAGCCGTACAAACTACGATTGGTGCAATCGCAGGGCCATTTGAGAAAGGCCCAGTTTCTTCTATTTCTACAATAGGTTCTGAAGAAGAATTAGTTGAAATATTTGGTAAACCAAATGCAAGTAACTTTGAGTGGTGGTTTACTGCTTCAAGTTTTTTGCAATATTCAGATTCATTACGAGTAGTACGTCCAGAATCAGCAATAGTAAATGCTGGTGAAGCAAGTGGTGTTCTGATTCGTGATGACGAACATTACCTTGATAGTTATTATGCTGAAACAGGTGATGGACAGGTCACATCAAATGATTGGTATGCAAGAACAGCAGGCACATGGGGAAATTCATTAGGA